CTATGTATGGTGCAACTCCAACCATATGGCAATGAGCATGGTGGCTGAATGACATGAATGCCTGGTCTTTTACCCAGTCCTCACCATTGCGTATACCATAGATTTTGGTAGTTGATTCTAAGACGTAAGTTCCGCCACGAACACCAAGCTTCTCCTGGAGTAGCTTTTTCGCTGGTCTCATCTTAGATCGCAACACTTTCATTTCACTTGTAGCTTCAGTAGAATCAGATTTATCTGACTGCAGTGCAAATGTGATTAACTTAGGAAATTCATATCTCCACTCGTGGAAACCTAAGTTCTTACAATATTTCCATATTTTTGTAGTTCTCCTCTGCATACGTTTGTATCGTGTGTAGATTCCATCACACCTTGCACATCGTGAGGGTAGATGGAGTGATATTGTTTTGAAATCACTTTTACCTTTGAGAACCGATTTCTTAATTCGAACATAGTCCGGATTAGGATCGTAGATTCTATTCGAACATTTGTCACAAGTGAACCCCGCTTGCGGGTTGTATTCGAGTGTAAAATTTGCCGAAGGCTCTTTACTTGTTATTGGGGTCAATATCGGTTCTGCTAATTTGACAGCCGGTTGACCCAAGATTCGCATCGATCACTTGGTGCATTACCCAGTTATTAGATTGCGCAGTATCTTATGGATACACACCTGTTTCTAGTAAACTCGGTAACTATTATACACCGGTTTACTTCTAACACTGCCTATGGCACAGTCAAAAGCAGCCTCGCATAGTACGAAGATGTTCTTTGAGTTCTACCCTCAAGATGGTGGAACTTCTGGAACTTATTTTATTGATATAGCACAATGTATGTCAATAATTCAAAGAAAGTCCTTTCGACAAGGAATGAATTACGGAGTGGAAAATATGAGTTTCAAATACGCTCCGATCGCCCAGGCTCCTGAGGCTACATTCACTACGATTGAAGTATCTACAATCCCAAAAACTTGGGTTGCGGACAATGCTACAACCAAGGCTTATGAAAATTGGATAGAGCAAAGAGCTGAAGTTATGAAAGAGAGCCCGTCTCTCAAAGCTCGTTGGTCAGATTTTAAGATATTTTTAGACAGTGAGCACGTTACTGCTGGTGTTGCTGGAAATTTGTTACCTAGTTATCAAATTACAAATTCCTGTGGTAAAGTAGGTGCTACCTACTCGCCAGGCGAATGGAATGAGTCTCAATTCGTCGTCCCGATTGACGGAGGTGCTGGTGGTGCTGGCTCTGCCCAGGAAGTAACCATGCACGTTGTTGGAGACCACATACCTGCTGGCTCATTTAACACATTAACTACATCAGCGTCCTTGATTAAATCATACGCTGATTCTAGAGCTATAATTTTGGCTCCCGATCCGGTTCAACCGGCGGGTTACAATACGAACATGTATATTCGTGAATCATCGCACGATGAAATGGCTGTAGATATAATTCAGAATGTTACAAACTTGAATGATGAACCACCGTATGATCGTGTGGTTTATCCTGGAGGTGCAACCAATGCTCCTGTTGCAGAGCTTGTTAAGAAAATGTATCCTAACAATTTCGGCACAACTACTAACACCAATCCTGTTAGTGTTTCTAATACTGGTTCCTTTATTGCTCCATTCGGATTAATTCGAATAGATACTTGTGGATTATCTTCTGCTTTTGACGCGGTAATCCTTGAGGTTGATTTGGCTCCTGGCAACTACAAGGGACTCCTTGCAGAGCGAGGTGTTTGAACATGAGTCCCGTAGTAGAAACTCACCCAGAACCTACGGTTACCAGTGACGTCACTGGCGGGGCTCGCCTCATGATCCATTTGAGAGAGAACCAGTTACAGTATATGATTGGTATACTTGCATTCCACGTATTGGGCTTTACACAGCCTATCGTTGATTATGGAGTTGGAATTTGTGGCTAGAATTACACACGGAAAAATGTTTAGAACCCGCAGGGGAAAATACGGTTGTTATGAATATCGCAACGGTAAGAAAGTTAAGTTTGTTGAGAAGAGATCTACTGGGAGATATGCTCGCAAAACTAATACTAGAAAATTTACAAACAGGCGTAGATACTGATGACGATCAGACTAACGCCACTAGAGTATTGGATCATGTCCAATCCTAAGCAAGTTCTTACGCATACCCTGGTCGGTTTAATTGCTCATCCTAAAACCCGACGTAAAGGTATAACACTAGCCAGTTGGTCAGCACGTAATGTTGCTTATCCGATGGCTGTTGCTTCGACTAAGGTTGCTGCCTCTGCTACTAGAGCTGCTGCTCCTTATGTTGCTCGCGCTTCTGCTACACTCGCTTCTGGTTATGGACTGGGAGTGGTATTTGGTGTTGGTCTCTCAAATGCATTCTTCGGTGATGAAGGTCGTGAACTCGCTCTAGAGTTATATTCATCTCCTATCGAGGGATTCTACAAGAAAGGAATTCTCGGTGCACCTGATAATGTTCGTCGGATTCTATCTTCATTCTAATCCGAGACGCCGCCCGACTTTACAACCTCTGGTTGTAAACTTGTGTAGTCGGGAGCTGAAGTAGTGATTGTGTCACTCTGTGACAGAATCGCATGTCTCGGTCAGTTTCCTTTGCGCATACAACCGTATGTCACTGATCGTGTCTTACCTTTGGTGAGATATTTTGTAATGTAACTCGCTACTTGCTTGCGTTCAGTTACTGCTTCATAATTTATTCTTCCTAATCCTATTTCTTCTAGAGCTTCACATTTTTTCTCTAGACCTTTGCCTATGTATGGTGCAACTCCAACCATATGGCAATGAGCATGGTGGCTGAATGACATGAATGCCTGGTCTTTTACCCAGTC